TTTCTACAGAGTCAGATAAATCTTTCTCCATCTCTAGAACTACAGAAGGTATTTGATATCTCTCTTTATACTTGTTCATAGATCTTATACCGGCTTCATCATTATCAAAGAGAGTGCAGATATTCTTATACTTTCTTTTACATGCTTGAATTACGTGTTCTGGTATAAGGGTATTCTCACTATCTGGAGCAATAGCTTCAGCATTTCTAAAATTCAGTTTAACAAAAGTCATAAGATCCTTAAGAGAACTACAGATTACTAGATAATCTTTATCCATGGTTAGTTGATCCATACCTTGGATGTAATCTCTTACCTTAATAAACTTAGTGTCTTTTGTTTTAGGTTGATATATCTTATAAAGAGTACCATCTTTTCTAAAATATCCATAGATGTTCTGACCTGAAATAGAGAGTTCTTTTATTTCTCCATCTTCTTCTTTTGACATTGTATATCTTTCTAATGGATATACATTGTATTCTTCCAGTATATTAGAACCTAAATAATATTTAGACCAATACTTTTGATCTAGATTATTCCAACCTCTTGTTTTAAAGTCTGTTACTTTATACTTAGAGTGTTTTTTAAATTCTTTGATTATAACTTCTCCATGATTGAGAACATATTGATTATAGTCTTCTATAATTTTATGAGCTGTCTCTCCTCTTGTACTAAGATTGAATAGTTTTTGTACAAGATTAATAGAGTCTCCGCTGTTATCAGTTGAGAAATCTTTATATCTGTAATCATTCTTTGCATGAGAATAATATATATACATACTTGGATTCTTCTCATTAGGATTGAATACAGATTTAATTTTTACATCTTGTCCACATAGCTTATCATCAAGATTTAAATAGTACTCAAATACCCATGTTTTAGGTATCTCTTGTAAATCTGATATTAAGGATTTAGTTCTTATCATAGTAATAAGAATAAAAAGGGGAGATGTTACTCTCCCCTATTATTAACAGAATTAATTATTAAAGTTCAAAGTCTGCAGATCCTGCAACATTTGAGCTATCAAACCCAGCTACAGTTTCTACTTTCTTTCTTTTAATATGCTCAGCCTCATTGAACTTCATGATCTTGCTAGTTGCTTTATCACAAACTTCAAATGGTACAACTCCTTTAGCATATTTAGGTAAGAATAAATCATAAGCTGTATAGCCTTCTTTATTTTGATATTCCTTACCTGCAATGCAGAAGTTAAACCAAACATCTTTAAAAGGCTTAGCATCATTAAAGCCTTTTATAAAAGCTTCAATAGTATCATACTTACCATCTGCCTCTTCTAACCATGTGGTGCCAACTTCTTTACAGAGATTAGAAATAAACTTTAAGATCTCTGTATCTCTGCTGATCTTAATACCAGATTTAGTTTCTCCATCAGCATAAGCCCACTCACTTGTTTTAACTCTACCTACTTGACCTTTGTATCTACCAAGTTCTGGTCTATCTTTATTAATAAAGAACCCTTCAAATTCTGCTCCTCTATCTGTACCTTCTAAATGAAGTGTAAGATGATAAGCACCTTCTTTATAAGTAAATGGTTCAAGTGTAACATCATTAATCTTTGCAACCAAATTACCTGGTTGTAAGTTCTTTGGTGTTGATGATCCTCCTGTAGGAATGTTTTTTGTGCTAATACTCATTTTTGTTTTTGTTTACTTGTTTAATATTACTTTTCGTAGTCAATTATTGCTTTGCGAACATACTCTAAATCATTGGGAATTTCAAATGATTCAAACATTCCTTTAGGAGATTTGCAAGTATTCTCTCCATTGTTCTGAGTCTCAAATACATAGCGGATATTACCATCCTTATCTTTCTTGACTTTACCAAATAGAACAATAGAGAATAAACCTTCAAGAGTAAGAGCAGTGTCGACCATTTTCATTACTACCTTCTGGTTTCCCAGAGGATTAGACTATATCTTATACTATTTTATAACTCCAATAAAATAGTATCTCACCATTTCCCCTAAAGTTTTAATCTTTAGAGTACTCCCCATCACAGGGATAGTCGTTGAACCTTTATCCATTTCTGGATACTTGGCTGCTGATTGTCCAATCTTTACCTCTTTTACTATACTATAGTCATTACTGCTATAGGGAGTGTGTAAAGTTCTAAGGAGTTTCCAGTCAGTTAGATGAGTACAGGCAAAATTATTTACCAATAGTCTTTGCTTTTACTCTACGCTTACCATCCATATCTACTGATTCTTCAGCATGAGTAAGGAAATAGATCATTAGATCGTCTCTAAGATCTTTTGGTTTTTTTGCTACTGTTGCAAGTCCTGAAGCTATTTGAGTAAACTTATCATAGCCTTTCTCTGTAGCTCTGTCAAAATACTCAAATGAAGACATGTATTGAAAATCATCAATCACAATATTCTTGATTTCTGGTCTAGAGCTATTAATATAATCTAAAGCTTTGATAATACCTTGTGGAGTACCGGTATTACTCAGATTACCATTAGGATTTTCTTTACTTACAGGTGTATACTTACTCTTCCATCCTTTGAAGGGTAAAGGTTTATTAGCAACATTAATAATAAATGTTTCTTTAGAATCAAGACCTTCAATACTTGTGGATTTACCACTGCCTGACTCAGCAATTACTAAAATACTTTGTGCCATTAATTGTCTGTTATTAATTTATTTAACCATTTTTTGTTACTTACAGGTTTCTTTAACAAAATAGCTGCAAGATCTCTTATAGTAAGTTGCTCAAATTGAGCATCAATATCTGGATCTATAAGATCAAATTCCATAAATGGTTCAGATGTTTCAATATTTGTTTTAGCAGAAGGTTTTGTTACAAACTCTTTTTTCTGAACTTTAACAAGCTCAATTACAGGAATAAGATATCTAAAAGATCCTGAAGGACCAGGTTCTGTTTTTTCATATTCTTCTTCCCAATGAGGATTATATTTCCATTTATAAAGATTTCTTTCTGGATCTTCTACTTCAAGATCTCTACTTGCAAATTCTGTATAAACATCTTCACCGCCTCTTAATTCGTTTGGAAAAAAGCCTACAAATAATTCATCTTTTCCTGGTGGTTTGTAAGCAAGTTTTGGTACAAATTTAGCAGCGCTAATTTCGGCTTTTTCAAAATACTCCTGATGAGCTTTCCTAAGCTCTGCTGTTTTTGATCTACGATCTTCTGGTTTTTCTACTTTTGTTTCAATCATGTTACTATGTTTTTACTCTTCTTTCTTGTTGAGGTGGGGTTTCTAATTCAACAATTGTCATAATTTCAAATTGGGCTCTAAAGAAACTCATTCTTGCATCACCATTTCTGCACTTAAGAAAATGTAAAACAAGAACTCTATCATCTTCAATTACATATCTATCTGGACCATAGAATCTAATCTTTTGCTTACCCGGTCTATTTAAACCTACCACAGTATCAGCGTGTTGTAATAGAGCATCCGCACCGAATATGTCTGATTCAAGTATGTAATTACCATACTTACCATCTTCATTTCTTTCAGGATTATCTATATTTCTGTTTAGCTGGGTTAAGATTATGAATATAATAGGGTATTTACGCTTTAGGTCTGTAATAGCTTCTCCTAAGTTGTATAAGGTATCATACTTATCTTTTTCGTATGAAGCTTTTTTAACTAACAGAGAATGATCAAGAGTAATAATAGTCTTAGTATAATTACCATTGACCATATGCTCTTCCATATAGTTATCAACTACCTCTTTAATTTCATTAACTGTAATAGGAGTTTCAACAATATCTATAGGATATTTGACTCTTTCTTTAGCGTGATTATAACATGTAGCTAAGTCTTCTTGAGATAAAGTTCCATCTGCACTGCATAGGTATTTATACGATCTACCTAATACACTTGCATATTCACGAATAGCGGAAGTTCTAGCTAGCATTTCAAACTGAAATTCCAGTACTCTGAAATTTTCTCCAGCATTTAATTTAAAGGCTTCTCTAATTATTTGGTCTTTAATCAAAGTCTTACCTGCACCTGGTCTACCACCAATAACAGTCATAGAGTGCCATTCTAAGCCATCAGTAGTTGCGTCATTAAATTTATGCCAAGGTGTTTTTAGACTTTTAATTATACCATCTTTTCTTCCCTTTAGATAATTTAAAGATTCTAAGAACCCGTTTTTTTGACTTTTCCAAGGTTTAAACTTAGCTTCTTTCATTATATTACCCTTTCTTTAAAGTGATTATCATCCTCCTCGAAGTCTCCTGACTCGATCATACTACAATAATCAGCTAATTCAGATTGTTTGGTTTTATCTAATTCTGATTTACAAATAAAATATTGAGCAGTACGCATATATAGAAAGTTCTTTTTCTCAAACTCATCTACATAATATGCTGTAGCTTTCAGAATTGAATCCCAAGTATACGAATAATTTTCAAAAA